TTTGCAAATTCATCATAGACATAACGATTGTATTCACCTAGTGTGGCAAAGTTTTTTTCTAATTTAAAACTCTTTTTAATCATCCAAATATCGGCAGGATTCCACTTGTCATCACCAGTAATACCACTACCTTTTTTAAAGTTGCGCCAGTTATCATAGATTGCATTGACCAAGGCACCACCACGATAGAACTTGAAATTCTTACCGGTCTTGGCTCCAGGTACCTCATCGAAAATTAAATTGGCAGTTAAGATAACACTTCTGAACCAATTCTCATCAAGACCTTTCATGCAAGCCTCTAGTGTTCGGTCACAATCAGCATCAGAAATTGTTAATTTAGTAATTTGTGATACGTCAGTTAATGGTACACCAAAATGTTGGCGTGTCGCACATGCATAGGCTTGCATACTTTCGGCCAATGCAGTCACTTCCGCACCGGCGCCAGATTGTTTGGCTTCAGGTGCTACATTAACTTTTGATGGAATTTTCATACTCGGTCTCCTCAACCAAGTATTTATCCTACCAGGTTACCGAATAATGTCAAGCACTTTATCACCGGTCCAAACTTCTTGTTCGGTTCTGATACGATTATCAGTCTTAATCGTATCATATCGGTTGATGGCCTTCTTACGCCACCACTCAATGATGTTGTTTAAATGAAACTTCTCATAGTTTTCACCTGGTAATAACTTATCAGCCTTGCCATTTACAAAGTCAACCATGTTTTTATAACCATAATCGGAGATAAAGTATCGTTTCTGTTCGTTCAGATTCTTGGCATTCTCAATCGTCTGTGCAAACTTGGCACCTTCTGGTGTACCTTTAAGTGCGACCTTGGTTAATGATACGATGTGATTCGAGATTTTCAACTTACGTGACGATGCATCTTCTGGTGCAAGTGGTTCGCCAATGATACCTTCAACATAGTTCTTCAAGTCAATATAGGTTTGGCCGTGTAACATCGGTAAGAAATCTGAATCAGTTAAACCTTTGAAACGAATCAAAGGTTTCATGCCGTCATATTGTGATACTGCCTTAGAAGAACCATACAAACTGGTAGTCTCAAACAAACACATTGACATTTTATATTTCTGATTCAGCATCTCACGTACTTCATGTGAGGTACAAATCGCAGCCAGAAGTTTGCCACCAAGGTAATTATACCCGAATGGTTGTGCAGGTACAATAACAAAACCCATAGCAGCACATTGATTGAACCTCTGAGCACCGCCTTGGACTTGCGTAAACACTTGTCCAAGCATTTGATTTCGTGGCTTGCAGTTGATGACTGGAGAACCAAGACGAATGAATCCACACCACTTTCCTGTCTTCTTCTCAAGTACTGCCAATCGCAGACAACGACCGGGTATACTTGTCATATTAGAATGTGACGATATCATATCAAGGTAAATGTCCCATCGGTCTTGCGGCAACTCAACAATCTCAAACTCCATATCTGCCGGTGACATTGTAAAATCGGAGAACAAGTCTTCTTCTGGCCCACATCCAGGTAACGTGAATGGTCTTTCTGACATTGATGCCAGTTTCTGTTCACGCATGTACTCATCTATGCGGCCAAACTTATCGAAATAATCCGAGAATACTTTGGCAACATAAGCACCTTGTTCAACTGTCAAGTTCATACTTTGATTCCCTCAAATTTATTCCTGCGTTCTCTATTACCAAATGTACTTAGTGGTTTATCTGGTTGACCAGAATCAGAGATATCGGTCTGTGAAGATTGTTCAGTATCATATAGTCGCATTTTTGATCTATCGATGCCAACAATGAAACGTTTGAATACACTAGGGTCAGAATACCGATTCTTCAATTGTTTTACCATAATCTGGTTCAATTGTTGTAGTTCTTCTGTACTAATCAAAGCAAACATAAAGTCAGCAGTCGCAGGCAAACCAAACGATTCACTTGTGTCTGTCAAGTCAACATCGGTGTTGGTGAAACCAGACCGAGTTGTTTGTGTCGCAGTTACAATTGGCAGGCCTGCTTCAACGGCAAGACCACGCAATTCTTCAGCAATCGATTTGATATATGTATATGAGTTGACAGAACCACCAGGTTTGATACGTGAAGACGAACAGATATTCAAATAATCAATAAAGATAATATCAGGCTTAAAACTTTTCTTCAACTGTAACTCTTGCAACAAGGCACGGAAGTGGAGTGCATTGGCTGCGGCAGTTGGATACTCTTTGATGATTAACTTGCCTTGTGTCTTGTTCTTCAGTACACCAAACTTACGTACATAGTCCTCTTTGGACATTACATGCAATTCATCCATCGTTACATTCAACAAGTTGGCATCGATACGTTCAGCAATCTTTTCTTCAGCCATTTCCATGGTGATATACAAAACATTCTGTGCATTAGATAAACAGCTTGCGGCAACGTGACACATGAACAATGATTTACCAACACCAGTGCCTGCAAGTGCAACATTCAATGTCTTAACTGGCAGACCACCTTTGGTAATCTTATTGAAGATATCAAGGTCAAACTTAACACGTGACTCAACTTTGTGGTACAGGTCATAACGATTTGAGAAATCATCAATGTAATCGTGGCCAACATTAGGGTCAAACGATACACCCAAGGCATCACTGAGAATCTTTGGAATCTCACCTTTGGCTTTCTTATCACCTTTGTCATCCAGAATCGACACCGATTCCATGATGGCATTGTAGATTGCTTTGTCTTGGCAGAACTTCTCAGTCTGTTCAACCAACCATTTCATTTCAGTCGGTTCATCTTTGTGCTGATTGATATTCTGCAACAATTCCATAGAATTGCGAACTTCTTGCTCAGTTAACTTCTTACTCTCTGTAAGATTAATGATGAGTGCTTCGTGTGTCGGTAGACTATTGTACTTGTTGATAAAATCATCAACTTCTTTGTAAACTACTTTTTCGGTATTGTCTGAGAAATAATCTGTACGGAGAAACGGCAAAACTTTACGAGCAAACGTTTCATTGTAAATCAGATTCTTTAGAATCGAGTGTTCTAGTCTGTTCATTATGGCTTTCTTGATTAATAATAATATCTGTGAGAATGTCTCCCATCATTGTATGATACTCTTGGTCAGTTAGCAAGCTTGCATGGCCATGTTGACCTGGATTGTGTATATTATAGGTGAACTGTAGTTGACCCATAACACCTTCCTCAAATCTAACATGACCATACGAGAATACTACACCTGAATACTTACCACCGGTAATTTCTACCATCGTGGAGTCTTCTTCAGGTAAGTTTAGAAACTTGTACTCAAGCTTCTTCTGCTTCTGCCGTATCGAAATCTTCTCCCATAATGTTGCCAAAAGCGATTTCATATTTCTTCCTCACAGATTCTTTAAATGATTCATTGACAAGCATACTAGACCAAAATTCTTCGGTATTAGTATCCTTCTCACGGAACTTCTTGTCTTCTATTTCACCAGTATCTTTATTGACACGTGAGTACCAACCATTCGATGGTTTAACTACGTGGCCAGATTCAAGTGCAACATCAAGTAAGCCAGACCACTTGCTAATACCACCGTCAAAAGATACAGAGACAGGGATTTTAGATTTTTCTCGAACATATCGTGATTTCTCCACATTGATAATAAAATTGTAGCCAGTTAATTCGGTACCATCTTTCTCTTGCTGTCGACCAAGAATAAAGATGTTGTCGGCAGAGTAGTAACTGCCAGTGCCACCACCAACAATGTCTTTAGGAAACATTCCAATTTCTTTGTAGGTGTGATTGACAACTACCATTGGAATATCTTTAAGAGATAGGTGTGGTGTGACCATACGGAACAAACTCTTCACCTGTTTTGCACGTGACATATCAGCAACTGATTTGCCTTCAAGTGCATCATCTACTTCCTTTTTAGACGCAAGATTACCAATAGAATCAATAACAATAATAAGATGCTCGCCACGTTCAAATCCCTCAAGTTGTTTCATAATATCAAACTTCAACTGCTCAATGTCAGTCAATGGTGTGTGTAAGACACGTTCAGTATCAATACCAAATGTATCAAAGTAGGACTGTGGTGTACCAAACTCAGAATCATAAAACAACATTACTGAATCTTCATACTTGTCCATGTAAGACTTGGCCATCAGCAAACTGAATGCAGTCTTAAAGTGTTTAGAAGGACCTGCCCACATGGTAAGACCAGGGGTAAGACCACCATCTAAACGACCAGACAACGCAACGTTCACCATTGGGATAGATGTGGGAATCATATCTTTTTTGGTAAAGAACTTTGATGTTGCGAGCACAGCACTGTCTTTAATCGTGCTGTTCTTTTTAATTTTATCTAATAAACTCATACTATTCCTTTAGTTAAAAAAACTATCCAATGAATTAGTCTTCTCTGTTTTCCATTCAATACAATCTAAAATCACTTTGATTGGTTCGAGGAAAGACTTATCAAACTGTGTGTCATAATCAATATACTCTTGTAGATTGAATTCTTTTGGCAATCGACCTGGAAAAGATACGACTGATTCTTTGAAGTGGTTTGGAACTTTCAAGTATGTAAACTTGAGTTTTTCACCTTCTTGAATCAACGGATACTTCTTGTCCAAATTATACTGCTTTAGGAAATGATTGTACACGATGGCACCACGAACATGAATCGGAGTACCCTTCTTATACATTGTAACAGAATCAGAATAAGTTTTCAAGCCATTAAGTCCTCTTGGAAAAGAAATATCTTCAACAGGTAAAGATTTAAATTCTTGCCTAAAGGTTTGGATGAATTCTTGTACTTCTTCTTCGGTACCAAGCATCACCATTTTAATTAAGGTATTCATCTTCTCACGAATCGCAGCCGGTGTAGAAGACTTAATCATCTCAAGTCCCATCACCTTCATATGTGGTTCGTTGTATTGAACACCCTCATTGTTATATACATTAAGAATGTAACGTTTCTTGGCAGTCCAAATACCTTTATCGGACAAGCCTTCACGTTTCATTTGCATCTTTTGGGCATACGCATTAACATACGTAGCAAGCTCCTGGTAACTCTCATCAATAAATGGTTGTATCTTCTGCTCACATACTTTATCCATGAATTGGATAAT